AATCCACTGCGGGCCAATCGTTATGGCTTATTCCTGCTAGTGACATGAGTTGCTCGTGGTCGTTCAAGTTGACCGTTGGTTGTGGAGGCTGCACTGGCTGTTGTGCTGGTTGAGCTTCAGCTTGCGCTTTTGGCTCTGGCGTCTCAGTTGCCGCAACCTTCACCTGCGGTGTTTTCACCGCTACCGATTCTGCTTTTTTAATGTTCTGAGACGCTTGATTCGCGTTGTTTAGGGTCTGATTTGTTGGTATCGCCAAAATTAAGGCAATAGCAAACCCGACCAATCGCAATGAACGAATGGCGTATCCTTTTTGGTGTTGCATTAAGGCTGCAACTTCACCTGATTGAGTTATGGCTCAACCGCACCGTATAAATCTCTTTGTTCTACCTCTGTTGTAAGCCGGTACATCATACCGTTGGCTGCTCATCTGTTGAGGAGAACGCCAGCTTTTTAAGGGCTGGTCTGATGTCGATTATCAGATTTCGTAAATCCTAGTCTCGGCATCAGACTTATACTAAAAAGTCCGGGGTGGAAATCCCGAACCGTATCTGTTATGCTAGATGACGATGTACGCCATCTTAGCTCAGGGGTAGAGCACTTCCATGGTAAGGAAGGGGTTCTGACCTCTGTACGGTCGAGTTTTCCGAGTGCTAAGCTTTTAAGGCAACGATTGAAGCGTAATGCTTAATTGTTACTCATCAGTATAGAGCATAAGCGCACTATTGTCAACATATATTGTTAATATGCTTGAACAAATTACGAAAGTTTGCTATTATATAAGTATTCGTAAATCCTAATCTCGGTGTCAGTGTATAGCCTGATGCTGAGATCTCGGCAGAAGGCTCCCTCGGGGGCCTTTTTTCGTACTCACACAGTCTTATTAAAAACTTATCAACCAGGCCGCAGCAGACGGCCATAGTTTGTGTGTAGTAGTGAGATGGTGTCAGAGAGCGAGTATAAACGTGTGGGTGAAATAAAATACTAGTTACCCAGGTTTAATGATGAAGCAGAGTCGCTAATGCCTCGACCGTCTATGCTCTGTACTGGCGACGGATAGCCCATAGTACAGCGCGCTCAGGTTCGAATCCTGGCCATCTCTCTCATACACATAAACATCTGCAATACATTAAGACAGTAACAGTACTCCTTAAGAGTAGCTTGAGGGTAGTAGTGCTAGTAGTAACAAGCCTGGCGGTCATCGACTTTTGGGCTGAACCGAGTCCAGGAAAGCCCCGTGCTACTAGCTCTCATACCCTTAAGAGTTCACTTATGAGACTTTGGGTCCTTTTATAAGGCTTAGGGAGTGTTACAGCGATAGTAAGTTACGCCTAAACGAATAACTATCACCCAGAGCGTGTTTAGTGATAGGTTTACTGTCGTTAGCTGGTAGGGGCGTCAGCCTGTACGACCTCTGGTGACAAGTCGTAACTACCAGCGCTGTTACTGTCTTAATGAGTATTACTTCGACTACAGGGCCACTGGGTAACAGGCTATAAAGGTTGAGGTCAGTTTGTCGGGACTCTCTATGCGTAATGGCGAGAGATAGATACACAGATCTGGGAAGAATCCGAAAGGAGCGTCCCGGCGGCATCTGACTTTAACTGGTTGCCCCATAGACGCCTTGTAGTTGAGGGTAGAAGTGATACTGAGGTAGTGGTACATATGAAAAGCTAGACTGAGGGGTTGCGATATCCTCCAGACGAGTGTTTTAGGATCACTGAGTTGGACACAAACAACATAACAAATACCTAGCTATGTATGAAAAGACGGTAGCAGTAGACTAGCGCCTTAGAGACGTTGCTTCATGGTTGATAAGTCATCTTATGAGGGTAACCGTGAACAGTCAACAAAGACTGAGCGGTATGGAGAGTTAGTGCTTAAAATACTAAGTCTTCATCATATCACATAGCAGACTAGCTAAGATATGAGCAAATCTACAATATGCAGAACCTAAAACTAGGCGTATATATAAGAATATAAGCAGGAGGATATTGCAGGAATAGTGACCGGAGCACCGCACCTTATGAGGCCAAGACTCCCTACGTTATTAATGTAATGTACTCCATCAAATAAAAATCTATTGTCAAAACATAATCTAAGCGAGATAATGAGAACGCAACGGGAAGCTTAAGCGACCTAGACTCTCTGCAGGGGGAAGTCCGGCTAACATAGTCTGTACCCTGTTAAATCTCTATAAGGAAGGCATTATGGTGAGAACCAAAAATGTCTGTGGCTGCCCCCATCTCTGGGTCTGGATAAACTTCAAGAGAGAACAGCACACAGACAGTATTAGTGTACTCCTCTTTCTGTTCGACATGAAGGTGAACTATGTCAATTAGTGAGGCTTTTCAGTCTTATGCTAATGACGTAATCGTGTTCAAGAATCAGAGTAAGAAGACTGAGGAGAATCACTTTATCGTCATGAAGGCGCTTATATCTCATTTTGGAGACATTGAGATTGAGTCGCTTACTTTCCCTATGGTTCGTGACTGGAAGATGCTTCTCGACAAGACCCGTTCTGATGCTACCGTCAGGAACTACATTATTAAACTACGGGTGGTGCTGGACTACTTAGAGAAACACGGCCACAGCGGCCTGAGAGCCGATCAGGTGCCGGTTCCAAAGCGCCGGGATAAAGTGCCGACATTCCTAACTAAGCACGAAGTAACCCAGTGTATTGACGCTACTAAGCGGATTAAGAATAAGGCTATCATTGCCCTGCTCTACGCCTCTGGGATACGTATCTCCGAACTGTGTCAGCTCGATCGTGGTGAGTTAAAAGACGGCTCATTTACAGTAATTGGTAAAGGTGGTAAGGCTCGACTCTGCTTCTATGACGAGCGGGCTAATACGCTTATTAAACTCTACTTAGAATCCAGGGAAGATAATAACCCTGCTCTCTTCTTATCAGATATGGGACTCCGGATTACGCCAGGCTGTATTCAGGAGACATTTAAGAGTGTCCGTAAGCAAACCGGCCTCGACGTCCATCCGCATACTCTTCGGCACTCTTTCGCAACCAACTTATTACAATCGAATACAAATTTGTTCCATGTATCTAAACTCTTGGGTCATGCTCAATTGAACACCACAAGTCAGTATCTCCATGTAGTTAATGAAGACCTTCGTTCTGTATATATGAAGCATCATACGGTGTAGTGCGCTTACACTCTCCCACGGCATATTCTCCCTTTTGAGGCGGGATGGGGGTGTGGGCCTGCAATAGCCCGAAAGAAGAGATGTTTGTTTGTGTATAGACTTCAGCAAAGAAAATCGAAGGATTGAAAGGAACGAAGGGAACGAGCCCTGAGAGAGTATAAAAGCACTAAATTGTTAAGGTACTAGCGGTCTATGAGCTGGTAGAATGGATCAAAACGCTCAGGAATAACTTGTAGAAGATGCAAAGCAGTAACGCCGATCCCACCAATAACCAAAGGGCGAGTATGATGATTTTCGAGTCCTCGCTTTGCAGCATGGGTGAGCGTTTCGCTAGCCAGTAAGTCCCACGCCAGTACAAAAGCCCCAAGCGCAAGCCAACCGTATGTGCCGTTGGTAGTTTCATTAGTCCTCCTCATTATTTAGTCCTGATAAGTCGTCGATAAATATGTCATGCACCTCAACAAGGCGCGGTAGTATGATTTCTTTAACCATTGGATAGACAAACTCACGGTCAGGCTCCGGTTCATTCTCAGGCATAAACGTTCCTCAGTTTAGTTTCCTGTGGTGACCGGCTCATAACGTGCTGGAACTCATACCATGGGTCTTGCCCTTCCGTGATGTCGTGAGCAAAGTTCGGGCCGGCATTATCTTGAACGGTCACAAAGAAATGTTCAGGGTTTGTCCGTACCATCCAGAGCGTAATAAGAAGTCCGGCGTTTCTCCGTTCTGCTAGGTCTATTACTGATTCGTCTGGTTGTAGTTGTTCCATGCTTTTTCCTTTAATCTGTATCCCATAACCACGGCCAAGGCGGTTAATTAGTGCGTGACTTCTTGGAGTAAATCTAGAAGTCGTTGTGTGTCTGCTTTGCTATAGGGGTCGAGTTTGCCCTCTTTTATGACTGTGGATAAAAACTCACAGAGCCATACCCAGTCATTCACTGGGAGGTTCACTGTGATGCTATTCAACATTCAGTGTCCTATAGACGGCATGCTGGTTACTATCTGCGAGTATCCACATGCGCTCTTTTACAAGTTTCTTTAGTGCCTTTAACTGATGGCCTTCAGGTGTGGCTGCTTCTATGGTGGTAAGCAAGTCTCCTAGCGCCATGTTAGTGTTTGTGCGAAGCTGGCTTGCTATCGCTGTGCCATACTCGTACTCTTTAGTCGTATGGTCGTTCTTTTCTTTACTTTCCGATGCTGGTTGCATAGAACTATCCTCTTCTTTTCTTGGCCGCAGATAGGGATATAGATTGTTAATTTACGAGGTAGTTTTACGACTTGCCAAGGTCGAGCTTTTACTCCCAATCTGGGGGGAAGTTACTGCTTCTTATATCTTTATAGTGAAATTCCTCGAACACCTCCCGATCCATATCTGAGATGTTGGGTAGGTTGAGGTGTACGGTGAATTCCTTATCGAGCATGTACTCTGCTACTTCATTAAAGGTAGAGTTAGAGTTCCATAAGTAATGACCGGAATTTGAACCATCGTCTTCAGTCGAAACAATAAAGACATGGTCGTAACAAGCGAGCTCACCCATAAACGTGTATAAATAGGTGTTCTCTCTGGTGCCTTCGAGTTCTTGACCGCCAAAGGTGAATTTAATGCGTGGCTCAGACATACTTCATCCGCTCTTCTGATTGCCTAAACTCAGCGACTCGCGCTTTCATGGGGTGTCCACAATCGCCACAGCGGAAGTACTGATACTTGTTGGCTTTGGTTGAGGCGTACTTCATACCGGCTTTGATGTTTTCTGAAAGACAAACCCGACAAGCGTTCGGCCGTTCGGCGAGCACGTTCATTGCGGGGTGATTCTTGATCCACGGGCGGAGTTCTAAATACAAGGCTTCCAGAGATTCAATATCTCCCTTGTTGTACTTCTTCATGTGTTTCCAGGCTTTCTTATCGCCTGCCATACAGCCGTCCCAGGTCTTCATACCGCCGGCGTCGAGCTTGTGCTGGAGTTCCAAAGACTTGCAGAGGTCTGACAGCTTATTAGAGGTATGAGCGCCGCTACGCTTGGCTTCTAGCTTGGTGTCTATCTGGGCGTACGGCATCGGCGGGTATAAATGGTGGATCTGCATCCGAGCTTGTACCTTCTTTTGATCGAAGGAATTGCCATTGTGAGCGATAACCACATCGGCTTTAGTGAAGAGGTCGGCCAGGTACTCAACCACTTTGCGGTCGTTCGACTTGTCACGCTTGTAATCTAGGGGGAAGTCAGGTAATGCAACGACAGTGACTTTCTTATCCCCGAGCCACTTGTAAGCAAAACAGAGGATGTACCAGTCGTTGACGATTCTGCGTTCGATAGGGCGGTCATCCCAGAGTCCCCATCGTTTTTCAGTTGTTTCTATATACGAAGTCTCGATATCGTACAGTAAGATGCGCGGATTAGGCTGCTTGTTCATAAATACCCTCTACAGCTATAAAACCTAGCTGCTTAGTTAAGTGATTACCGATACGTTCAGAACGTCCGGCTATTCGTGGTGAGGTGTGTGTTTCAGCTTGCTCATAGAAGTATTGAATTGCAGCTTCTATGCCCCAGGTTCCGAGTCGTTGTTCGCGTGGTGTATTGTCTAAAATGTCTACCAGTTCGTGCATCTGACTACGGGTCGGTTTCGGCGGCCCATAGAACAGTTCATGGTGGAGGTCACGGTGCGCTTGTACATCCATTTTTATGATTAACCCCCTGTTATTTCGGAAGCGCTTCTCCATGGCCTCGCGGTAGACGCGGCGGTGGTAGAACGCATGGTGGTGGTTCTGGTCGTATGACTCAGAACACGCCATTGCTTTAGCTCTTCCGTCCTAGCGCTAAGCTAAGAAGTACTGGCACAATTTGCGTTCTGATGGCTGCAAGCCCCGCTCCCACAGCGCCAGCAATGGTTAACTGAACCTCGGCGGCTGAGTGTGCAGCTAATATATGAGCAGCAAAGTACGCCGATGCTACCTGCCAGGCTGTATGAAAAGCCCTGTCGGCCGCTGGATGGGCGATAAGCCAAGCGTTCACTGCGCGAACCGTAGATATAATCGAATAAGTAACTCGGGCTAAAAAAGCTTTAATTTTCATGATTACTCCTTACTTGAAAACACTAGTTAGTTTGCTCAGTATTGATTGGACTATTTCGAGTATTTGTTTAAGCAGTGTGTTGTTCTCCTTAACTACTGCGTTAGTGTCATCAACGGGTACGGGAGCGGGTGGAATGGTGGGCGGTGGTGGTACAGGAACTTCGACAGGTGCCGGTACTGGCTCTGGTACAGGAGCCGGTGTTGGTTGTGGTTGGACAGCGTGATAGCCGTACTTCTTCAGAACGTCTAAAGATACGAAACAGGCGTTCGTGTCGAGTGGTGAGCCTTGGTACTGGTGAATAATGTAAGGAGGCGTGTTCGGTATGTCCTGGTCTGGCGAATAGCGGTAATCTGCGAGCCATAGGCCACAGTTCTTTAATACGTCCTTAAAGCCGTACTGCTGGAGCATTGAGGTGTAGGTGTAGAACAACGGCCATACGCCGGTCTTTTCGTGTACTCGATTTACAAATGCTAAACACCAAGCGTTAGGGTCTGCTGGTGGGTTCATACTTGCAGTGAGTTCGTAGTCGAGAATAAGGATGTCACCGTGAGCGAGTGGAGAACATGCACCGATAAAGAAATCAGCTTCTTGGATAGGGTCTGCCCCACCGGCGAAGTGGTAGAGGCCAGGAACCTTGCCTAAGCGGATAGCGTTATTGTAGTTTCGAGCAGCCTGGGTGTCGTAATAGCCCTGCTTACTTCCGTAGTAGAAACCGCTCATCTTCATAAAGACGATGGGTGACTGGTCAGCGTCCATGTTGTATTGACCCTGGGCGTACGAAACATCAAAGAACTTAATATAGTTAGACATTAGCTTCCTCCTTTTTTGCTATGTATCTTGCGTGCCAATAGTCTTTAGTTGATTGTTTAGCGTTGTATCGTCTCCAAGAGGCAGTTCGACAGGTCTTGCAGTAGCGTTGCTTTGCGTTCCTGCCGTCCAATGGATGCCCTTTAGCGCATTTATCCAGATTGTCGTAGTATTGTTTCGCTTTTACATTGGCGTGAAGTGCTTGGTGTTCACTTCTAGTCATAGGTGTGAGGTGGTCAGGATTTACGCACCACTTGTTTTCGCATTCATGATGAATAACCAAGTCGCTGCTAATAAGTCCGTGTTTATCCATATATGCGAGACGGTGCTGCGGGTACGTAACACCGTTTCGGGTCTTACGGTAGTAACCTCTGTGAATTGTGCCAGTGCCTCTTTTGCAAGGAGTGTCGTGAAAGGTAATCATTTATCCCCTCTTTAATCCTTTAACTGCTGCGTATATAGCGAATAGTGATGCTAAGACACCGATTGCCGCTTTAACGAGAGCGACTTCCCGACGGGTCACATAGACGTTCTCTAAGTTGTCGAGTTTCTTAATGACTGATTTAACATCCGTCTTTACTTCATCAACGGTCGCTTTGACGTTTTTGACTTCGTTTTCTACCACGCTCAGCCTTTCTTTAGTGGTTAGGTTACTCATGGCTATAAATAAGCGTTCTCTGCAAAAATTTCACTTGTGGAGTTTCCGGCATCTATGCCAGCACTTGTCGTCGCGCCAAGCGTATACATAGTGAATGTGGCTAAGGCGGTAAGGTTCTGGTTACTCTCCGCGTATACTTGGCTAGTTGTAGTTGAGGCGGCTGCAGAAACGAAGGCAAAAGATAGCCTCGAAGCTTGAGCACCGGCCCCTATTGTCATGCCGGTCAATGCAGTCGGAGAAACGTTGAAGCCAACAATAGTTGTAGAGAAGTTGTACACTCCAGCCATCCAGCCAATATTCCAATCACCTGCTGGTACTTGGAGCTGCCAGCCCCCCGACATAAATGAGCCATATGTGGCATTGCTGGTTACCGCTTGGGCAACATTGAGCAAGGCTTGAATACGCCACTTCCCTCTCTGTGATGGGAAGTTGTATGGCACTTTCCAGGCAGACATATCGACACTGGTGACACCGCCAGAAGTCGGAATGGTACAGCCTTCCGGTACTTGAACAGTGGCTACGGTTGTAGAGACTTTTTGAACTATGGCGTAGTCTTTGTTGGCATCAATCGTGCCGTCAGCTTGACCACCGAAAGGTGAGTCAGCATTAGTAGCGACAGCTGAACCGTTGGCCGTTAAGTTGTTTGCGTTAGCCGAAACATCATTGATAGAGTTATTGAAGGTAAAGCCCGCGACAATGCTGGGGCTAGACGAATCAATGGTTTGACTCATCATGGCTTTGACTTGGGCTGCGGTAAGAATAGCTGAATGGACAGAGGCTTGAGCAATTTTGCCTGGGAATGGTACGAGACCACCATTCCAAGAGCCTACTTCAAGGTTTCCAGCTTGAACTATTGCGGAAGGAGTTCCTGAGTTGGACATGTAGACAGGCACAGAAACGCCGTCGATATATATTGTGGACACATTCCCCGATAGGTCTAAAGTTGCTGCTACATGGGTCCATTTATTAAGCGGAACAGACTGGTAAGTACTGCCGCTACGGAATAAGCTTGCGTTGTTACCCTGAATCACTACTTGACCCGAAGAAGATAAGTAAAGTATCCAGCCACTAGTGCCGTTATAGCGGCTGAAAATACCAGCAGAAGTAGCGTATGAAGTTGGCTTTATCCACGCACTCACCGTAAAGTCATCAGTAAACGTCATACCGGCTACAGAAGCCGAAGCACGTGAGTAATACTGTGTCGTACCATTAAGAGACGTACACTGCGTAGGAGCTGCTACTGTTCGAGTAGTCCTAAGACGCATACCTGGAGACAAATAAGAAGCTACTGTAGAAGCAAAGGTTATGTCGTAGGAGCGGTTGCCGTTGTAGGTGACGGAGGAGACGGCGGGGAGAGCGCCGGAAATCCAACCAGTTGTCAGGCCGAGGTTGGACGGTTTAACTTTCTTGAGGGCAGTGGCTGAGGTGTCATAGGAGAGGAGATAGTCGTTGGAGACGTCCGGGGTAGTGTCTTCGGTGCGGGAGGTGATGAGTGTGGACTTGTGCGTACCGTCGGCTTGGCTATGCTCTTGGGTTAATGCCTGGTATAAGTAGTGTCCCCAGGTAGCTGTAGGGTTCATTTCGACATAATCACCAACTGAGTTGCCGTTGTCGGTTGCTCCGGCAACACGGGTCATAGAGCCGATTGTGGTAGAAGAAGTCTTAAGCCCTACCCAGTCAATCTGTGTACCCGAAACGTAGTTGCCTGATGTATCGACTTGATACGTCGAGAAGTGTACTGCTGAGGTAGAGCTATCTGGCCAGCCTGCCAGGTTATCGCAAGTTAAGGTTGCACCTGCCGCCACGCGAGTACCTGTAACTCGTGCCACATTAGGGTTCTGTGCGTTGTAGGTATCTACGATTTTGTCTGTTACTGCGCCTGCCATAGTTTTTCCTTATAAATCTTTCATGCCGGAGTTGACATAAACCCCGATTACTTTACTAATGTTGTAATCTACCCCTGTTGCTGTAGTCGTCCAGGCGTAAGAAAACCACTGCAGGTCTTTCCTCACCTTGATCTTTATTTCTTGGGTAGCGTCGTTAAAGTTACGGGGAATGGTGTTGATCTCACTCCAGCCTCTGCGGGAACTCCAGCCAGCTTCAGGTTCACTCCAGCCAGCCGGATCGTTTTTAGGGTTATACGTACCACTGCCTACTTGTTGGAGGGTAGAGTTCTTTGTCCGTCCCGTGACGGTGAAGTTAATTTGTCCAGAAGGACGGAGTAATACGATGGTGAGTTGGATAAGGTTGCCCCACTGTCGGCCGTCATCACTAAAGTAGATCTGCCCTGAGTTCCCTGACGTAGCAAATGCAACGCCGTCATCAGAGGTCAAAGCTGTATAGCTCAACTCGTACAGCACATTGTTTTTCAGCACGCAGAAGTGGGTTGTACCTGTGTTGTCGGTTGCTAGGAACATCCAGTTAGCTACCACGTCCCACGGCTTCATCCACGCACCTTTACGGTCGAGATCGAGTACCCATATTTGGTTGTTGGATGTTGAGCCAACGGGAAGCGCCCAGAACAAGCGACCTTCAAAGCCTAATCCTACACAGTTACCCATAGCCGAGGCATTCAGCTGAGCCATGTCAGGCTGAATCGTGTCTGACACTGTATCGGTAGACAGGAGGTTCTGAAGCTGAGGCTTAGTACCCGTCGTCTTGAAACCGTCCCGTGAAGGGTAGTAAGCTGAGTTGTTATAGATAATGACGCCATCGGGTGAGTCGGTGCCAGAATAGCCGTAGTCTTCGCTCGGTACCCAGATAATGAATGTGTCTGACCCAAGAGAGATCGTGGTGTTGGTTATAGTGAAACGCTTACCCTTGCCACTTGAGCCTTTGGTTAGTACTTTAATTTGTGTCTCACCTTGGCCTGAACGGAAGTTAAAGACCTTGACAGGTACTTCGCGGCCGCCTGCGCCAATCTGCACGAAGCCGCCACCGTTAGCAGGAGTAAAATCTAGTTCATGCCCTGAATCACCGCCATGCCAGATGTAGTAAGGATTGTTGGCGTCACCCGTGAGCCAGAAGCGGCCGTTGATAAATTCACCTCTAGATGCCTTTGGGCCTGCCGTAGAGTTTTGAGTAGGCATTTCATTAAATGTCTGGATAGCAGCTGAACCATCGTCTATATACGACAGTGATGTTATACCCTCTACTAAAAGACCCATGACAGGTGTAGTGTCTCCATCAACCGTAACGCCGCAGTAAACGTTATACGAGACAGCCGAAGCGACAGCGCTCCAGGTAATCTTCAAACTATTAGTACCAGCGGTGGCGTTCCAGAGCGCTCTTTGAGTATTTATTGCCTTTGAAGTAGTGGTACCTGTTGTCTGGCCTACGCTAGAGTTAGCAGTAACTGAGTACCAGATGGTATAAGAGGTTGTGCCAGTAGTAAGGTCAGTCGAACCGTTGTTAGTGACTGTTGGTGCGCCAGCGTTAGAAATGGCAGTGAACTTAACGACGGAACCGAGGGCTATGTCGTAATACCCTAACGTGTCTACTCCGTTCATAATTAGGACTTGCCCGTTCCCTTGGCAGAAGTGGGCTGATGCTGAAGTGTCGAAAGTTGTTCCGGCGGTTATCTTTGTCCAGCTAGTGTCTTCTGGCAGAGCCGTGTAGACGTTTGTCACGCCGCCGACGTTCTGTAGGCAAATAAGCTTGTTGGTTGTCGTCAAGCCGCTCACAACCTTAAACTCGAAGATTTCGCCCTGTACGGTGCCTGTTGGCTGTGGGCCAAAGCGAACTAAACTAGGCCGAGGTCGGATAGTGCCGTCCTGTTGTAGCCAAACATTACCCGAAGAACGAAGCCCTTTAATAGGTGTACGGCCGTCGTCGAGTGCCGTAACGGTGCCACTAAGCCAGTCTTGGACTTCCTTTGTCTCAATCTTCGGGGGTGCTATGGGTTTAACTGAGTACGACATAGCCTTACCACGTTGAACCGTTAGGAACGCTTACTTGGGACTTATGGGCTTCAGTAAGTTGTGAATCATTTGCCGACTTCATAGCGAGCATTAAGTCGTTAGCCTCACTGATAAGACCAGGGTAAAGATTCTGCCTGGTGATGTCGGTACGCGAGTATTCAGCGGCACAGATCACAACAAGCCAGTTCGGGTTATCGACAACTACGGTTTCAGTTCCGAGCGGACTATCTGGGAACTTAGTAGGGAATGTGTAGCAAGGTACCTTAATCGTCCCGCCGTATTCCGGCGACGAAGTAGTAAAGGCGGCGTTAAAGACAAGGTTAGAACCCTCTTGAGCACAGTAATTACCCGAAGTGTAGTCCTTGAGGCGTTCAGGAGCGACTAGCTGATAGTCGGTGTACTGTGTAGTAACGGTATGAATAATGCGTACAAAGTCCCCGTCCTGTTGGGAGATCTTGCGGATAGTTGACGGCAAAGCGAACGTGTCTGTCGCTGTGACAGTACCCGATACACTAATAGTGGAATAAAGGCTACGCCAATCTACGCCAGGCTCAGTCGCCCAGGTATCGGTATAGAAGTTAGCTATTTGTGTTAGCTTTGTGTAGTCATCGTCACCGACTGCTAGAGTGGAGACTTCACCGGTTGCCCGAAGGTATGCAGCGGCGATTAACTGAGAGAGAGTCACGAGGAGCCGTATCTGAAGCGCTTCGGTAGCTTTTAACTGCTACACCTGCGTCCCTTTTTGGAGGCTCGGATCGCTTTACTGTCTATTATTATACAGGAATATTGTTAGTTAGGCCAATTTTCGGGACGGTTTCTTACCGCCTGATATGGCTAATTTAGTCGGTGCGTACTTCTTAAGTGCGACTTTAGTTGGTTTGGGGTTTGAGGTTGCAAACTGCGGCGGCTTGGTTGGTGGCTTGATAGCGGCTGAGGAGTGTATGAGTGACGTAATGCTCGGAGCATCAAAGTGCATAGCTGTACTAGACGACTTGCGGCCCGTTCCCTTTCGCCCACCCTTAGAGGGAGCAATACCGGTCTTAAACTTCGGAGTACTTATCAGCCCAGCGTCATAGAGCGCCTTATCGTAGGCTATCAGCTGATCGGCTTGCTTCTTCTTATCGGTCTTACCGTCGCTCGTAGCGAGGTAGTTAGAGATTTCTGTTTTATTGAGGCTGTACAGGTCGCGGACGTTCTTATCGTAGACAGAACCGATCTTCAGTTTGTTGATTTCTTTGCTTCGCTTAATGTTGGTGACAGGAGTTATCTTGCCGTCTTTCTTGTCTTGGTTGTATCGTTCGACTGCGGCCTTGTACTCAGCGTCTGGGGATTTGTAGTAGTCAGTTGCAGTAGTAGACGCTTTACTTGTTGTCTTGGGTTTGTAAGTCCCGCTAAGGATTTGCTGTGTAGCTTTAGAAGGCTTTTTCTCTTTGCCAGAGTAGTTTTGAGCGTACTGTCCTAAACCATTCTTGGCGGCGAAGTCTCTTTTCTCGGCGGTGGTAACTTGTTTAGCTAGTGTTTGAAGCTGCGTCTTTTGCTTATCGGGTGTGAGTTTCTTGAACTCAGGGTCATTCTGTAACTGCTGCGAGAGTTCCCGTTCCTTATTCTTAGTAGTTGTTTCTAGGCTCTTCTTCTGGTCGTTGGTCAGAGTAGTCGGTACACCGTCAAAAGTAACACGATTACTTGCTGGTACTCCGTTTAATGAATAGGGCCCAAATACTGCGCCCTTAACGTAGTTGGCCTTGTTCTTTTCGACTAGGGTCGTAGAGCTGCCTTTTTTAACCTGACCGGCGTTTACCGCTCGTATGCCTCCTACTGTCTTCTTAGCTTGCGAGAAGCCTGGGATAGTGGCGGAACCGAGAGAACCGCCAAACTTTTCCCAAGCCTTACCGATCTGTTCGTTACGGCTAGAGTTAGAGTTGTCTTTTGCGGTTATAGTCTTACCAACTGCCGCATAAAGGTTCTTCCCGGCTTGGAACGGTGGGGAGCCACCAATTTGAGCGGATGGGAGCATATCGCCTGGTTTGTAGCCGAGTGCTTGCCCGGCGGTCAAATATACAGCGGTAGTAGCACCTACGAACCGAATCATCTTAGCGTATTCTTTATTCTTAACTATTCCAGCTAAAAACTCTGCTTGTTTGACGTTGTAGCTTTGGAACTGCGTTAGGGTCTTAGCGAGGTCAGATTGCAGCCATATCGGGGTATCTACAGCGCCAAACGTGAATTGAGTCTTTCGAGCTGTGTCTATACCAGCCTGCACTGCTTCTGCCTCTGTTTTACCTTGTGCGAGTGCCTTACTCTTTGCACCAAAGTATGCAGCACCACGGTTAATCTTCTCCGCACCCTCAAAGGCGGCAAATAGGCCTTTATCTACAGTTTGCATCTTTCGCTTAAGGGCGCTCATGGTGCGATCTTCTATCATGGAGTTGTTGAGTACGCCAGTTTCTTCGAGCTCCTTGCTACCTGTGGTAATTGCGTGTACTGCTTTGGTGTAACCGACCCCTGTCCATTTTGTACCGAGTTCTGTAAAGGTGTTAATGCCCTGAGTTAAGTTACGCACTGCGGAGCCGATGTTACCACCGAGGCTAGCCCTATAGGTTGCCTGGCGAATAGCTCTTGTGATCTTCATGGTAGGACGTTGGCCGAGCTTATAACCTACAGGCGACTGTTTGATGAGGATGTCTATACCTGTGTCTATATCTGTTGGCCGCAGGTTAATTCGGTCTCCATAGGTTTTGACGTATTCAAGGCCGGTCTTATCTAGATCCTGTGAGCGGTAAGACAGTTGCTCAAGCGCAGGGTCCATGTGAACTTTACGAACACCTCGCTTAACATACGCATCTAAAGCCTGGAAAGCATCCTCTTTATATCCCTTCCCTCCAAGACGTTGCTGAGTAAAAGGATCGTACACGGAGCCTGGAACTTTGTCGGAAATCAGCTTTTCTAGATCAGGGTCAAACTCTTTCATGACTAGCTTTTCGTCAAATATGTGGGTTATGTAGTTCGTGATCCGCTTGTCTTCTGGCAGACCTAAACGATCCGCCCAGCCCTTAAGGTAGTCTTTCATTTCCTGAGCGACTTGGAACTCATTACCTTGCAGCTTTGTAGCAGCGCCCTTTTCACCATCTAAGTAGCGAAAGATTCTTGCGGAGGCTTCAGGAGAACGCCCTACTTGGTCGTACCAGTGGCTGATCTTGTCAATCTGTTTGGGGAGTTCTAGTTTATAGTTACGATCTGCTGTTTTGATCTGTTCGGCTACGTCTCCAAGCCCGACTTTGCGCAAGACGTTATCAGGGGTTCTGAGTAGCTTGTCGATAGGGTTTACCTTCTTGCCTACGGGATAGGTTTTGTGGCCGCTATCTTCAGGGTGTGGTATATTGTCAGCAAATGAAGACGGTAGAGTATTGGTTGGTGCTGGTGATACTGGGCTACCTGTTCTATCTGATAGGGAATCTTTTACACTCTGTACATTATCTTGAGGTAAAGACCTACCCTGATAAGCGTTATCCTGCACTGGAGATGTTCTTTCTCGTACTTGTGTGGTTCTTGCTGGCATCGGCTCTGGCGAACCATTACCATGTGTTAAGCCCTGCTGATCTGCTTGGTGGATCAGACTAGCAAACTCCTCAGGAGACATTGGCTGGCCTGCTTGCTCAAGTCGTTGGGTAACAGCAGTTTTATCTAGAGAGTTCAGCCGTCTATCGAGGGGTGATTTGCCTGGCGCTGGTCGGCTTTCTTGGCGCGCTTCTAGGTGTCCAGTTTCAGGGTTGTGCCGAGCAACAATGACATCTTGCCTCCCATTCCTCACAGGCCCTTCTTTAAGGATTAAACCTCCATTCATAGGGTTCTGAGCGAATACGTTCTCTTCGGCGTTAGGCAGTAGTCTCTTTAGCTCTGCGCCTATTTCTGGTGTATTAGCCCCTGCATGGGCTTGGTTGTAGAGGTCGGTTACAGCGTTCCCATTAGATGCAGAATTAGGCAAATGAGCCATATCATCGGGACTACCAAAAGGAGGTAAACCACCGCTATCGGTGCTATGGCCTCGCTGTAGAGTCTTAGGGATTCTTTCATTTAAATCCTTTCTTATTAACTTGTGAGGATTTACAATTAACACCTCGTCTAAATAAGTATCTTCATCTCCATGTGGGCCATTATATATTCTTGCGCCATCATACCCATCTGCTAGCAGTTCTTTTCCGAGTGCTTGATTTGTCTGACTACCTGGGCTTAAATAAACGTCTTTAATTTTGGCATCAGGAGCAATCCGGAGTTCCTTAATAATCTTCTTGCCACCAAAGGCATTTACAGCTTTTTCAGCATAACGCCCTGCCTGGTCTTTTTCAGGAGTTAAGTATATGCCCTGTCCCCAGTCCGCGCTTTGCACAGTTCCGGCTCTGTTAATGTCGAACTCATTAAACTCTTTATTTGTTCCGTGATACAAAGGCTCATCAGCACTCTTATACTTCAGGGCTTCTTGCTTGAGGGCTGCTAAGGGGTCTATACTTTCAGGTAATGAAGCGGCTTGTGTGGGTTGAGCCGACGCACTTGTATCTTTAACACCCATCCTTATTTTGGCGTTCGTTCCAGAGTTGCGCATTTGAGCCAACCCTGACTTAATAAAGTTAGTCGCATCTTGTTGTGACATGTTTTGGCTGGCAACCTGGTTCATGACCTTTTTGTGTAGTTCCGACTGGCCGGACTCGTTTGCTAGTTTACGCAATTCGTTGGATGCAGAAGCGAACTCAGTACTTGCCCGGTTGCTTTCTAGCTCAGCAAGAGTTTTTTTCTCACCAGCAGTCATAGGAGTGTCGGTGTACTCAAATTGACGCATGTTTCTAGCTTTAGCCCCTGGTGCTATACTGCCGTTAGATGTTGAACTCTTACCTAACTTGGCTCCGCTCTCAGCTGGTGGCACCGATGGACGAATATTATCGTCTGAAGGTTGTGGTAGTTGTAATCCTTCACCGCCTACGCCACCTTTTTGATTAATCCGTGCTCTCTCTTGAATAGTTGCGGCAATTGCTTTGTCGATCTGCCTTTGCGCTGTTAATGACTTGCCCTGCTTTGACCGCTCAAGCATAGCGATATGGTCACTCAGCTGCATACCTACTGGATCGACAACTCTTTGAACCTTTTCGGGAGCCTTAACTGCTGCAGTCGATGCTTGGCGAGCGCCAGCTTTAATGAGTGGAGCTGCTAAGGTACCACCTGCACCCAAGACAGCACCAAACTGAGCACCAGTCTTAGCTGCATTCACGAGGTCTTTAGTGGAGTGGATCTGGTCATTCGACAGACCTGCACCGACGTTATTTACCGCACCACCACCTGCACCTACGCCAGCATTTGCTAGGGCGCGTGAGGCTACCCCAGGAACTGCCTTCGGTAACACGTGTTCAAATGCGCCGGTTACTACTTTGCTTGAACCAGGGAGCGCAACGTTAGCAGAGTTAGTAATCAAGTCACCAGCGATTTGTTGCTTGGTACCCTTGTAGTCACTAAACTTCTGTAACTTTGGTATGCCTGTACCTTGTGCATATTGCAGTGCGTTTTGAGTTGGGCGTCCAGCGATAGCGAGCTCAGCATTACCGATACCTTGGTTCAGCGCCATACTGGAACGAATGAGTGGTTTTACTACCCCACCACCGATGACGTTTGTCAGGCCATTATGGGTCAGCTGCTGTAAGGTACTGTCCTGAGGTCGCGGAGCAAAGTTTGCCCCCTGTTGACGGACTGTATTGTAGGTACGCCCACCATCGAGAGGGTTTACTTGTGCAGCTACCGCCTGCCCTCGATTGACGACATCGTGTGCTACATTAGCGACGTTTTGTTCGCGGTCTTTGAGCCACTTGATGAGCGAGGCCATTACTGCCCCACTTGTCTAAGATGTTGGTATGTAGGCAGTGTTGGTTGCTGCATCGGTCTGAGCGCATAGTAACTGTACGGATTCGCAAGGCCAGATTGCTCAGGATTTAATCTAATTGGAGAGTTGTCGGGATTGTAGTACTGCAAACCACCCTGCGTGTAGTAAGGAATAGTGGTTTGACCGCGATTCACAAGTCCTAATTCGATCGGTGCATCCTCACCGCCGGCGCTAGGCCTCTCAGGTGGGATATCCGATGGCTTCCCCTGCCCTGTATTGCCGCGCCCATAAGGGTTGTTCCAAGTTGCACCGTTATCGAAGGGATTAACTTGGACGATCGCTCCGGTTGCGTTCATAGCGAGGTTTGCACCAGCGTCACCAAGCCTATGCTCTATAGTATGTCCCACTTGGGACAGTCTGTTTAAAAGACTCATCAGTGGGCCTCCTTAGAATTGTTGTTGACGATCTTTTTGGCCAAGTAAGAGGCTCAAGTATGGTGTGTTAGATCCTGCTTGTTCTGCCTGGCCTTGGATGCGAGCTTGCTCTGCAGGAGCTAATTGGAAGTTACCGAGGGTTGGGGCATTGTAAACTGGTACGCTACCATCCCAGGTAGGATTGAAACGACCGAGGTTATCTATTTCATTGCTGAGCTGGTTAATCTGGTCTATGTACGGCTGTTGTTCAGCTGCGCCACTTCCACCAAGAGCTTGTGCTCGCTTAGCAGCGAGTGTTGCGAGCGTATTCAGAAGACTCTGTTTGTTAGAGTCTGACTGTGACTGTACTTGGTTAAGCTGTCCACTCTTCCAGTCATTGAGCTGTTGTTCTTGAGTCTGTTCTTTGTTCTTATAGTCATTTAGGTTCTGATCGAGGCTCTGCGCGTTCTGGGCGTAGACCGTACCGGCTTTACCGAGCTGTTGGCTGGCCTGTTGGCCGACTGCGCCAGGGATGAGGTACTTGGCTTCTGAGCCGCCACCTGCACCCAAGCCGCCTAGAAGTCGAAGAAGGGAGTGAAGACTGTGGGAAGCTTGGCTATTGATGGAGTTGCTGTCAGTAAGGTGCTGCTGTTGGTTCTGTGTAGTACCCTGTTCATAGCTGTTCTGAGCGCTTTTAAGGCCAGATTGCAGGCCATTGTACTGTTGACCATATTGAGCGTTAACATTGCCCTGAGCGATCCCTAGTTGGTTAGGTAAGCGACCTAGACCGGCGTTAGCAGTAGCTACTGATTGATCGTAGGCTGCCTGGTCATTTGCGGTCCAGTTAGAAACAGGAGCGGTTGAGCCACCTGAGCCGTATGTAGAGCCAGCACCGAGTACGCTTAAAGCGTCTTGCAGGCCTGTACCAGCAGTGTCGGCACTATTTGTACCGGTTGGCGCAGGGCTGGGTGCCGCACCACTATGTCCAATAAATGGGATGCCAGCTGTGCTGGTTGTAAGGTTAAACCCAGGTGTTGGGTCAAATGGTAATATTGCGCTACCTACACTGCTAACACCGTGGGCTAAAGAGCTGAGAAGTGACATTGTTTATTTATCCTTGTGAAATGGAGAATCTTGTGGTATAATGTGCTACATCATGAAGCGACCGAACATCCAGAACTTGATAGTGGCCAGTTTGATACTTGGCGGAGCATTATTCTGGACGGTTGTTATCGCTTACGCCGTTATTCACGACAAGAAACAGGCTCAAGCCGCTGCTGCGCCTCAAGTGTGCGCTGTAGATGCGGGTCAACTTCTTACTGAAATTAACGCCGAACGCTCACGTTTAGGTGCGCCCCAACTTACGATCGAGCCATTACTTGCTACGTCATCCAGGGCGAAGCTTGATGAAATGGTTGCTTCTAAGTACTTCGGCCATAATCGACTTGATGGTTCAAGCTGGTCTACGTTAGTAGATAGCAAAGTTCGGGTCGTTAATACGTCCGAGGACATCGAGTATGGCAATACGACTCCAGCTGACCAGTGGGATCATTTCAAGAACTCACCAGCGCACTACAAGTCACTCACCGATCCGCAATATACCCGTGTAGGTATAGCCTCTAGCTGTGAAGACTTTAACATCGAGCAAGTTACAGGCCCGTCTGATAACACTAAAGACTTACACAATCATGTGATAAGCCTAACGGTTGTTCATCTTGCGGACCCTGAGCCTGTTAAGGCTCCTGAAACGAGAGTTGAAACCCGCTATATTCAGCAGCAGACAGTACCTACCTATACACAGCCAAAGCTTACGCCAGATTATTCAACCACGAACTGCTATAACACAGCGGGTGGCTATGGCGTTACGTGTAACACTACGTCTTACTAAGATTCTCAAATTGTTAAAAAGTTATTTATTCAAATCAGTTACTATAACTGGTCTGTAAAATAGCTTTGTAACCTCTGTTTGCTCCCCTCTTTGGGAGTCGCGGCTCAGGTTCTTATTACCCTTATGGCCTACTTTACGCTGCTGATAGCCCCGGCGCATTCCCTCTTTTTGGGATTTCGAGTGGTGTTTGCTTTTTAACCTGTGCTCGGCACTGTACTAGTAACTATATTATACAGTAAAAACCGTGAAACAGACAGCCCGTATTGGCTATCTGTAACTTACAGTGATGTCACTTGCCGCACCCGTAACAATGGTCAAACCAGTCGCAAACGATACGTTGCGGAGGTATGCACCTTCGGCGATTGAAGCCTTGAGGGTAGCAATCTTAGTACCCGAAGCGGTCAGGCTGTCATATACCGTGATAGTGCCAGCGGCAGTCGTATTAACGAAAATACCACCGAGTATGCCTGTACCGGACTTGACGGTTGTGGTGGTTGCGGTCGTTATGTTTACAGGGGTGAATGATGTATCGGCCATCTATTTGCCTTTCATATTCTTATTAATGTGCTGAACGTGCTTCACTTTCGCGTGACGCTTGCCAACATCGGGGAGGCCAGCCGCTGCGTGGAATAGGTGACCAGGCATCTGACCTGGCGTGTTTGCCTGGCTAGCCTTGAGTTGCTGCTGCAGTTTAGCGAGATTCTTATTATCCATAGGGTTTTCCTTAATTTGTTTAGATGGGGTGGCTTTTTGCCGTAACGGGTAACGATTCCCGGTATCGTGGCGTAGCCACCCCTAGTTAGCTATTACGCTTCGCGAGTCCAAGCGCCGCGAATGCTATCAACGAACCAGCCGTTTACGCCGTCACCAATAAGCTTGATGAAGCTGCCAGCAGGTAGGCTTGTAGCAATAGCGTCTTTGTCGTCAGTTGCAGTAAAGCCATTACCCGCGATCTTATCGACTGCGTTAGGGCTTACGTTGACGGTGATGCCTTCAGCACCAACACGGACGATGAACACATATCCAACAACCGTAGCTGGGAGGGTAAGTGTGCAAGTTGCGGTGACGTTTTGAACAACGCCGCTGTCTGTGATTGCCAAGGTTGCATTTGAGCTACGAGCAGTAACCTGGTTGTAGCCGAAGCCACTAAGGTTTACATCTGCGTTTGCCATATGTTAGTTACCTTTCTTTGAGTTTTTGATGGCTATTTTGATGTTTCTTTTGCTGCTACAAGAGGTTTCAGTGTGTTCGACTTCTTTTCAGCGGCGAACTTACGCTCTGCCTCTTGCTCCTCGATACGTCGAAGCGTAGCGCGAGTTGCTGCGTACTTGGTCTCTTCTAACTCGTTGAGGGGGATACCCTGTTCAAGTTTCTGTTCCCAAGTTAAAACTTTCTTATCTGCCATTTAGAACTCCTTACTGTTGTTATTTATTGAACTACGCGGTCATATGGAAGCCGGTAGCGTTGACACGGTTGGTGTCTACGAAGGCGTCGTAACGATGGCGGTAGTCAATTTGGTAACCGTTGATGCCTGGAGGATTCTTGTGAATGGTATAGTCACGAAGTTTCTCAGGTGCCGTCATAACACTCGGATGAGTGATGATGAGGTCACAGTTGCTAGGCATACGGGTGCTAGGAACGACAACGACTTTACAGCCATCTACGGTACCCAGGTCACCACTTTCGGTCTTTGCTTGACCCTTGTCAGAAGCGAGTACGAAACCTGACTGCAAGAGGAGGTTGTAGTACTGAGCTGTCATCAAGGCTACGCGGCCGTTTTCAGGTGCTTCTTTGTCGCTGATGTCAGCGTTGATAGCGGTGAAGTTGGTCCAAGCGTTGCTTGAAGTAGTAGCGGCGTCAGAAACGATGTCGTCACGTGAGCCACTAGTTGCGCCAGCTGCAAATAGTGCAGCAATGCGGTAGGTGTCAATTTCAGGCACCATCTTGTTTTTAACGACCTGTGCAAGATACTTACCAGGTTGGCGAACCATCTGGGTGTCCTGGAGGTTCAAGTTGTCAATCGTAACGCTGAAAGAGCGGTCACGGCTGAGGGTGAATGTTTGTTTAGTGTCCTGAACTTCGGCTGGGCTACCATAGCGGTTTGCACCGTTGGCAACATAGTCGTTGATAGTTGGGTCGCTAAGTGTATAGACGTTAATAGCGTTTACACCGTCCCAGCTCCAGTTGTCGTTGACAATTCCGCTGGTTTTAGCGCCAAGTACCATGAGGTCAGAAGTAACTTTCTCAAACTTTGAGGCTAAGTTTACTGCCATTTAGTTTTACCTTTCTGTGTTTCTACCAGTAGCTAGAGACCGGCTTCTTTTTTGAAGGCCTCAAGCATCGGGTCTTCCTTTGGCTTGGAGGCTTGTGAAGCACTGGGCGAGGCATCGACGCTAGCGAGCATCTGTTGAGTAGCTTTCTGGGCTTCTACCTGGCCTTTGGTGGCTCCGTAGCTGATAGAATCGGCTATTGTTTTATAGATTTGGTAGGGAGAAATCTTGGCTCCAACGATTACACCGTTTTCGATAAGAAGGCTTTGGCTCATCAGTTGGTCAGCTTGTGCGGCCAGTGATGCGTTGTATTCCTTATTAGTCTCATCGAACATCGGGAAGTCCGTTAAAGCTTTCTGAGCTTCAGTAGCTATGGACTGTTGGTTCGATTGAACCTCTAGTTGGTAGCGTTCTTGGGCTAGGGCTTGTTGGGTTTGTTCGTTGGCTTGGTACCGGGCGATACGCTCTGCTTCTGCAGGAGTGTAATAATCTCCGGTTTCAGGGTTTACCTGATTCATTAGTTCCTGTTCAGTCGCGACCTGAGTTTCACGCGAGTTGAGTTGGGCCAACCGCTCACGCAGTTCCCTGTTCTCATTAGCGAGTTTCTGGAAACGATTCTCGCTCTTCGGAGCTAGTGGTTTCTCACCTTCTTGCGGGTCATCAGCTTTAGTGTCATCTGCCTTTGGTTCCTCTTTGGAGTCTTCCTCAGGGGCTACCGGGCTGTCTGTTTCGTCTGCCGGAGCGTCGGCTTCCAAGTCCTCTAGACTTGCTTCCAGTACGTCCGTTGTGTCCGCTGCGGTTTCTTTGGTCTCTACTGGTGCCGACTCAGTAACGGTAGTGTCCGCGACTACCTCTGTATTTACGGCTGTTTCGTCTTGCGACATTGCTTCTCCTTAGTTTTTGTACGTTGTTTACGACAACGGAGCGGGAGGTTAGAGATAAACTCCTTCGAGGCCACTATTTTGGCGACCTCAAAGCAATCTACCTCTTGGCAGCAGACTTAATTAAGGCTAGTAGCTCCTCTCTTTCTCCGGTGAGTTCGGCTTTCATGAGTTTGTGCATCGCCAGTACATTGCGGTGCCCTGCAGGATCAGCAGCTAAGTCAACCGGCACCGAATCGACGTCAGCGTAGAACTCGATACGCCGTGTTAGGTGTTCTAAGCGCTTTTCGAGTAAAGGTACTTGCTTAAGGGTGTTCTCATACTCCAGCTCGCTAACTTCCTTATTGGCAGGTTTGACACCAAAGCGGTATTCAGTTGAGGCTGGGTAAAGGCTACCGGTCTCATCCATTGCCGACTCCTAGTGCTTGTAATACTTGCTGATCGGAAGCGCCCTGGTTTAACATGTCGAGTGCTTGTGCGGCGGTATTATCGTCGAAACCAAGCGCCCTAAGATGCTGGACGATCTGTTCATCGTGTGGTGAGGCTGGTGCCTGTTCCTGGGGGGCTTGACCTGGCACACCTTGTGGTTGCTGGGCCTGCATAGCTTGCTGTTGGGCCATTTGCGCCTGCTGCTGTTGCACTTGCATTTGCTTTACTTCATCGTCGTTAATAGACAACTTCTCAGGGTCTTCAACACCGGAGTTAGATACCAAGCTGTTGTAAGCCCCGATGAGCTTGTCGGGGAACTGTGATAAGAGCTGAGCGAGCATCGGTACCGACTCAACAGCGGCTAAGAGGTTAGATAGCGCCTCTAGCTGGTCAGAGTCATCCTTCATCTTGGAAGTTGAAGCATCAACGCGGAACTTCAGGGCTGGTGTGTCCGTGTCGTAATCAATTAGGATCTGGTTATCGTCGGACAGGAGTTCAAGATCGAACTTACCTTCTGCACCAAGCTTGCGAAGTTTGTCAGCTGTATCGTCGTCAAGTTGCAAGATGTCTTTACCGCTACGCTCAGCAAAGTAGAGATTAATAGCCGTCTCACTCCAGTTCTCGAACCACGACTCGAACATCTTACGGACATAGTTATCGTCAACTGAGATGTTAGCCTTCTGTTGGTTGATACCAGCCGGTGTCTTACTAAAGCCTGGGTTACCGATATCTGCGCTAATAGAGGTATCTGGTGAGCTGACGAGGTTGAGTAGCTGCGACTTCTGCAAGCCGTAGAGGGCTGGGTAGTTAACTACAGCAGTCGTATCAATGGTGAGTGGGACGATCTTAGCATTCGGATCAGTCGAGGCGTCGATCACAGCATTCGGTACGAGCTTGACCTGTGACATCGGGATGTTGCCATACTTAACGACCGGTGGGGCTAGCATTAAGGCGCGGTTATACTGGTACATCTGCATGTCAGAGTCGATCAGGTTTTGCAAGCCACCTACTAGCTCAACAATGCCCCTACCGCATGGGTTAGAGCCATCCGTATCGCCGTACATGAAGTCGATTGGATACTTACCGCGTGGGTCTTTATTGACTTTGGTGCGGACAATAAGTTTCTTATCGGGGTTGAAAGTGTAGAACTTAGCCTTAAGACCCTTTTGGAAGCCGGTGACCAGTTCGATACCAGTCGTTTCACCGCCACGATCTGTTTCGTGAGCAGTGCGAGCCTTAGCGTCCTTCTCGATGAGGGCGTTTAATACACCTTTAAGGGCTTCGATGTCCCATGAACTGTCCTTGACGTCCTTCTGGGAATCAATAAGACTTTCGATGTCCTCTTTCTGCCACCAGGCACGAACAAAGACGTAGTTACAGGCGTAGCCACTCTTCTTGCCAGGCTGGAAGAATAAATCACCCCAGTAGATTTCGGTCATGTCAGGACAGAAATAGCCGTCATGGTTCAGGAATGGCGTGAATACTGCTTTATAACCAAGACCCAAGCCATCTTCTGTAACGTTCCAGCACTTCTGTACGAGATCGTAGTCCTCATTGGCGTACGGAAGTATCTTGTTGGAATAGACAAACTGGGCTACAAGAGGCAGCCAGGCATCGTCATCGTCTGATTCAATAACTCCTGTGGGAAGCTGTTGAATAACACGACGCGGGGTCTTTCTGACGATAGAAGCTGTCGTTCCATCCGTAGTTTTCGGGTATGCAGGGTCGATACCGTCATAGGGACGGTTGCGCATGATACGTTGGAATTCGTCGAACGGTTCAGTGAGCTGCTCGGTATACTTCTTTGCAGCTGTGTAGCGCTCGAATATGTTTTCGGGTGTTAGAAAGGCAAAAGCCACCTGGTAAGTACGGACTTTCTACTGCAAGTTCCGTACTTTTTTAGGTGACTTACGTTGACTATAATTATACAGTATTAGGAGACACAATAAAAGCACTAAGGAGAAGCTATGTCTAAGATTAAACCGGTATTAGCAGTTGTGAGTAGTGCGGGTCGGCCAATTGTCTTTGATGACGCGGGTCGCGTATGGGCGCTAGATCAGAACATGAGCTGGAGTCGAATGCCAGATCTGCCAGAGGAGCCGACAGAATCAGTTAGGGTTGATATTGATATGACGGGTGCGGCACCCAATCAGTAGCCATGCATAACTGTATTGAGCAATCAGGCAAGCCGGACGGCGATATGAGCATGTGTGCTGAATGCCGCAAGAGGCATGAGCAGTGGCGCAAACTAAAGGCGCTCGCTACTTAACCTCGACCTCCATGATGTTGTACTTTGTGCGGTACAAGTAGAACTCCTGGCCTTCGACGGGTGTAGACCATAGAACATTGCGGCCGGTCAGGTTGTTGTACTGTGCCTGAGTCATGATAAGGTTGTCGGGGTAGGCTCTGACTACGGCACTCTGCGTATCTTTGACGGCTTGCTCAATAGCCGTAACCAGTTCTTTGCCTTTCTCTTTGAATTCCCGTATGTCGAGAGAGTAAGGCTTCTCGGTAGACAGGCTTGAGTAGGCATCAGCTTTGAAGTCAAACACCTAGTACTCCAGCTTTGTGTAGCACTTCACTACGAAGTAATAACCAGCATCTTTCCCTGCTTTGGTGTGCTCTATCTCAAAGGCAGGCTCTAGCATAGTCGGGTCTTGCTTGAGATCGTCACTAAACTTCACGTATGCTTCGTGCTCTTCACGCTGGTTAGTAACCTTTTCACGTATCTTGAACCTGTGTCTTACTGGTTTGCTAGTCATACCACCTCCAAAGTAGTTTGTTTCACTGGTCTGTGTAGAGCCGTTATTGTCTATAATCTCGGTCTTTTCACTTGAGCCGTAGGGTATCTTAGTTTCGGGCATAGTTTCTCCTTAATGCCATAGGGTTGTTATTGAGCCGCTTGATAACTCTTCGTGGGTGTCGATCCTTGGCCTGAATGATTCAAGCCCATAACGTAGTGCATCGAGTAGATGGTCATTCCCTCCCTCGGGTTTGTTAATAATCCTGCCTTCCTTATCGGTTTGCCATAAGTAGTTACGGTATTCTTTAATTAGGTTAATGCTGCGCTTAGTCATGCTAATGCGCTGGTCTTGCACGAACTGTATGCCCTGGGTAATACTGCCTGGCCCCTTTTGGCATGGTAGAACGCTCACGCCGTATGTGCGTAGTTCATCAATACTTTTAGGTTCAGCACTATCAGCCATAACGAGTGTCTGCGGTTGTTCAAGGTTATTAAGGAAATCAGCTAAAGCTTTATTAGATAGGCCTTTGCGGTACAGTTGCTCGTCGATGATATAGCCGCCGTTGAAGTAGTAGATATCTACGATTGCACTAGGGTCGTTGGAGTATCCAAAGTCTAAGCCTCTTCTCTCTAACCTGGCCTGGTGCGGCACTTGTTCAATGATCTGCCAATCTTTATATATCTTGCCCTCTGCTTCACCGAGCATCCCGAGGCCGTATACTTGCCACCAGTTCTTGTTATGCTTGTGTGCCTCAATATCGGCAACGATGTTAGCGTCCAGCGCTTCGTTGTCTAGATAAGTCAGGGTTATGAAGTCATGCTCATAATTTGGGGCTACGTCGGTGTAGTACCAAAACTCATTCGTAGGGTTGTAGTCAATCCAGATGGCTTTCTTGGTACGTATACGCAGTTGGTCGAAAGCTTCGTATGGTATGTTGTTTGCCTCGTTAACGAACAACACATCACGTCTTGGGCCACGTACTTTGCCAGGCTGGTCGGCACTAAAGAACTCTATCTTTGAGCCTGTCTCGAAGGTGTATGTGTAGTCTGTCTTAGACCACAGTTCATCCTTGAAGTAGCCCTGCTCAGTCATGATGTTCAGGAAGTCACGCATTGCACCCCTACGGAGATGGGGAAAGCTCTCCGATACTACAGAGATAAGCTCAGGTGTTTTAGGATCAGCACTCTGCGCATAGTCAATAAGGATCTGCAGTATAGCTATAGTCTTACCGGCACTCGTACCGCCAGCAACTACACGTATACGCTTATTCAGCTTCAGGAGTTTGCGCGTCGAGGTTGTCACCTGGTACGACATCTATAACCTTTCTTGTTTCACTGCCTAACAGTGGTTGGGGTAGATGAATATTGATGTTCGTGTCGCTGCTTGTGCCGAACTCATCTTTCTTCTTTCTAGCGAGGTAATCCATCGCTAATTTACCGTCACGTTGTAGCTGCTTAATTACTGACTTTCTAGCGAGTAATATGGGCTTTTCTTTGAGTGCCTTCTTACGCTCTATAAATTCAGGGTTTTTCTCTTGATAAAGATAGAGGGTTTGAACTGCTATATCAGCCCATAAAGCTGCTTCAACGTCAGTGCAGCCCCATGCAAACGCTTCTTCTAACTTGGCAATGACTTCAGGCGTCATAATTGTTGGTCTAGCCATTTTGCAATTCCTTTTTCTTTTGGTAACTTCTAGCTAGAGCAGCTTTGCCTTTCTCGGTCTTGTAATAGCGTTTGCACGCGTCTAGAATCTTCTGCCTTCCTTCTTCGGTTGCGTACCTTTTTCGCATTTGTTCGCGCATGAATTTGTTATGGCAAGCCCTACATCGAGCGTAAAGCTTCTTGGTGCCGTCTTTTCTAGCGCTGCCAGGACGGTAGTACACGCCCGGTTCTCCGCAGGCGCAAGTCTGTTTGATGTCATTAGTTGTCATCTTCAAATACCTTTACTGTTAACATTGTCATCGGATCTACTGCACCGAGGGCGAGGATCTTAGCATCATCTGTCTGTAGGACAACTCGGTAGGTTACATCTAGACTTGCGGTCTTCTTGCTCTTTACTTCAATCACTTCAGCTTTGAATGTGAGTGTGCCATCGTTGTTACTTGTCATCACTTTCTCCTAATCCTGCTGCGCGGCGTGCTGCTAAATCACTAATTTGACCAACTGAGTTAGAAGCTAAACGCATGACACCCTGTCTTAAAAGCTTTTTCTTCTCAGCTGCATAGGCTGCATAGAATTGTGCATTAGTTTTTGTATACCCCTCATCAGCGAATAATTGTTTGATTTGGGCTATAGCTTCGTCATCAAGAAAAGCGTATGCAGGTAGCGGATTATCGTGGTCAGGAAATACGATCTTATTTGGATGTATCTTTATCCCTCGCAACTTCTCATCTAAATTACTCATACGTACTGCAACTCCTCCCATAATGTGTCCCAATCATCAGGTGCTATGGTCTTGAAACCTTCCGCCGACTGAGCACACTCTTTATGTGCGTATTCATTCTCTGGTGTTTCGTAGGGGAAGATGATAATGTTCTCTGGATCATCCATATCGGCTTCATGGAAACAGTAACGGCAGAAGTTCATAGCTCAACATACCTATTGAAAGTTATAGTCTTTGAGCCTTTAGTAGGCTTCACATACTCTGACTTTTTGACTTGTATAGGGTATCCCATCAAGTCTTTCGTCATTACGTAGCCTTTTTGGGCTTTATTCCGGTATTTCTTAGGCTCTAATCCAACCCATTGCTTGAATTGCCTCCACTTAGATTTAGGGACTACTCTTATACGATCGTAGCCATATGGTTCAACGTATCTTTTGAGCATTTCTTCAGCCCACTTCTTATGCCATGCTTCAAACTGATCGTTCATAGCCCTAACACTTTCTTGATCATTGGTATGTTTCCTCCCTTAATAACGTGCTCTGTAGTTCCGTCGTTGATGATTGTGACCGGCACCATTCGCCCGCCGGATACTCTTTCCAGTTCTGCAGCGTTATTGCCTTCATCACGGTTAATGATGGTGTACTTTAGGTTGTTCTGATCGAGCATGTGCTTTATTGATCTACACGGCCCGCAGGTTGGAGTGCTGTAGATGGTGATTTTCATAGGTGAGCTCCGAGGTACTGAATAGAATCTTCTTCGAGTACCATATCTCTCAAATGGTATTTCCAAGCCTCGTCATAAAATGTTTGCTCGGCGCAGTATGGGTCATGCTTTTTCTCTAATCCACAGTTAAAACAGACCTCATTAGTGCCAAAAAAGCACTTGGCAAAATCGTGGTTGAAGATGATGTGTTCTATTGCAATTTCATCATAATCCTCATACTCTAAGGCGTTGTTCAAACAATAGCTTTCCCGATACTCTGCTATTTTCAGCGGGTAAAATTCTGAAGGTAATCCAAGTTCGTACCCACCCTCAATAGCTTTACTGATCGCTTTCTCCAAGATTTCCTGATGACTCATACAGCCTCCACCGCGACCAGGCCGACTGACTTCGCAAAGTTATAGGCATCTAAGTAGTTATCACACTCATTCAGGGCAGCGGTTCTCTGTGTCTCAGTCAGTGAGTCCACGACTTTAGAGCTAGCAATCATAAAGTGATCTCGTAGAAGTTGTACTGAGTGGTCGATAGCTGGTGCTTCAATGTTCATTTATTAAATTCCCTTGCTTGCCTTATTCGCTTATAGAAGATTGAGGGGAGATCAACGGGCTTTACGACGTATACCTTGTTTAGGAGTTTAGGATTCTTGTCCACAGGTATGTCCTAGTGCTTTCAAATAAATCGTCATACAGCGCTTACAGAGCTTCTGATCGTAGGTCATACAGACTCCATAGGTAAGGTGAACGTACCTTCCTCTATCATCAGTGCAGCCATGGTGTAGCCTATGATGTCTTGATACGTGTCGAACAGAGACTCGTTTTGAGCCTCTTTGTGGGTTTCTACTAAATTAGCCATACGAGCTACTTTTTCGTACAGTCTGACTGCTATGACCGTTCGAGGACTAAACGGCGTATTGATAAGGTTCCCAGTACCGTAGTCGCGGTGCTTCTGAATACACAACTCAGCAATGTCAGCCGCTAGTTTGCGTACTGCATCTTCGTACGTTTGTTGAGCCATAGATTGTACCCTCTATCGCTTCCGTACTCGTGGTGGGGGTCTGTGTTCGAGTGAGTAAGTTGGAGTCTACAGACCACCCTGACATATGGTGAAAAGGTGCTAGGGCAAAGCGTTGCCCCACCATAAATACGGGAGAGATTGTTAATCGTACGCGAAACGATTACTACTTAGGCTGATAGTATCATGCTCATGTTTATAAGTCAATACTGTTATAAAAGAAAAGAACCCTAGCCGAGGGTACGGGCTAGAGTCCTGATCAGAGATTTACGATGCTAACCTAGAATATCTAGGTGGTTCAGTGCAGCCTGTTGCGCTTCACCTTCTGTCGCGTAGGAGTTAGGGAGTACCATATGTCCTTTATCGTGCACAATAAGAGCATGAAACCCATCTGCTTGACGAGCTACTATAACGTTATGCATTTAGCTAGCTTTTCCTTCCTCACGCGAACACCTTAATAGTAGCCTAATTGTCTGTTTATGACTGTAAGAATGCTTACAATTTAACTACAATAACAGTTCGTAAATGCACCTATAATAGTAAGTGGAGGTTATTATGAAATCTAAGTGTGAAGTGTGCAAAGATAACGATGCTAAGCATGTTGTGATCGTTGGTTATGACAAACAAGGCTCGAGTGTGAACGGTATCATTACTCTAAAAATGTGTGATGATTGTAAGAGTAAATGGGATGCAGGCGAACTAAATCTTAATGTGATCCCAAAAGCCAGCTAGACGGATTGCACATCTCGGTATGTAACTGTACGAACTTCTCTTTGGCTTGCTTGTTATCCCAAGTGCCATTATGGATAACTTCAGCTACTTGGTCTTCTATCCATTCGTGGGTTGAATCATAGCCTTTAATAGGGTGTTTCTCTGCTAGTCTTTTTAGGGCTTCTCTAAACATGTCTTCAGGCATGAGAGTATTGTACTACTTAGGCGGATTTGACGCGCCCATAATGCGGCCTGGGCCTTGAGTAGCCATGTCGTTAACCGTATGCGTGATTCTGTCAGCCAACCAATACCATAGACTGTCAGGTATCCAGCGAGGGGCTTCTTTGACATACACGTGAATACGAATAAAGCTCACTCCACCGATACGCCCAATCTTGCCATCACTGCTGACGAACATAGCTGGGTGTTCTTCTTCCATAAAGTCTTTAATACTCATCTCTATCCTTCCCCCTCTTTTTGGCGGTTGAGTTCAGCTATACGGTCAACTTTCCATGACATAGCAACTCTACTTACATCATCAACATCACAAAAGTTTTCTAGTCCTTCTCCACCGGTATAGGTATATACAATCTCAAGTATTTCTTTGTGCGCTTCGTTAATACCGTCTATCTTTGCCTCTACTATGTGCTGCTGTATGGCTGCCTCTAACTTTGGTCTATTAATCAAGATTTCATCGAAGCTTGTAACTTTAATACCGTCTTGAGTGTAGGTAGTAAGAGCAATAGTAGCGTCCTGTATAGCTTTATCTAACCAGTCTTCGTTCGGTGAGGTAGTCATGTTTTCTCCGTTGGTGTGAAAGTGCCGTCTTTTACGGTCCTATCGGTTATTATCTCTTTCGAGAGCCCACAATGACAGATGAAGTCGGCACACATTAGCTTTGTATACATCAACATCCCATCCCACCGCTCGACGGAGATACTTTTCTCACCTTGCTCTATGAACTGCCACTTGTGTCGGTGGAATATACTCATACCTCTCCCTTCTTGCTTCTGTGGTTGAGGAGGAGTTGCTGTACCTTATCCATCTCTATCACTCCAGGGAGGCCGTAGGCCGGTTCTCCAATTTCCGCAAGCAAGGTGTCAATTAGTTTGTCTTGGTGGGTTTGGACGAGCTTCTTTATGCTAGGATGTTCTAGTTTAATCTTTGCCGTAGCAGATAAGCTATGTATCGGGCAATTCATAGTATTAATCAGACCTTCACCGAAAGGCTCGCATTTACATAGCAACGTTGACTGGTCATTATTTACCGCCATTGATATTCTCCTGTACTCGTAGGCTCGGTGTCTTCTCCGCTCTGTTTCAGCTCTTGCCTTAATTGCTGCACTCGGTCATTTATTCCAGTACTATGAGCAAGAATTAAGCCAGTTCTCTCGTCATACCAAACATGTTCCAATTCATCTATCCTCGCAAGGTCAATCCGGCGGCGTATTTCGGCGGCTGCTTGGTGTACTGTAACGGGGTAATTCTCTCCGTGTTTGATGGTATTGAGAGTACTATCACCATAGAATGTGCGTGTTAGCATTTCCTCTATCCACGCATCGTTATTGCTTGGGGTGGTCATTGCTGAAGCTTGCCTTTCCACTCTTGAAATTGTTCTTTCAATTCATCATAAATAGGCTGTATAGCGTCGTCATCTTCATGGTCTTCTGGGTCAGCGCCAATCTGTTTTGCAGCTAGCACCCATAATATTTGTTGTTCAGTCATCGCTTTCCCCCTTAAATTTGCTTACATAATGAAAGGTACAGTAGGGTAATGAGCATCGCCCTTCACCACCCGTAGGAGTAGTCACGACCACCGTTGGTTGACGGTCGCATAACAAACAAGTTACTTCATTGTTTGATGTGGTCATAATTCCTTCCTTACATCCTCTATAGTTGCGTTAATTAGACGTACTGCTTGGTTGAAGCCTGTTATTATTGCTTCTTGTTCAGCTATCTGCATTTCAGTATGTTCTCTTAGGTACTGCTTTGGATGTTCTAGCTTGCCCGGCACTCCTGCCTGTAGGCAATCGAGGAGGGCTTGTTTTTCTGATTTTATGAGGGCTTTGATTTGTTCCTTTTTAAACTGAGCAGTAGTTGGTTGGATAGGTCTTAAAATAGTGTCTAGTCTGTCATCTGGATTAGGTAGTGAGGTCATAGAAGCTCCTTAGCGTTCTTGCCTGGTTTGGGTTGGCTAACGGTCTGGGGAAGCCGCTGTGCTAACTCCCTACTGGTTTTATCGTAGTCAGAGCGAAGACCAGAGCCACCGCACCAACTGCAGCCCCCAAACTGTACAGGGCTATCATCACCCTCAATGTAAAATTCCCACTTTTGGCCGTTACATGCTAGGCAAACCAACTTACATGCAGGGCAAGTACTAACGAACGGCTTATTGTGGTTATGTCTTAGGCCAACATCTACCTTGCTCATAGCTCTTTAGTCTCCTTTGAGGTGAGGGGCGGGTCTGAAACGTACTTCTCGTGATTGATTTGTAGGAATATGGCTGCTAACTTGAGCCATAATTTACGAGGTATGAACCGTGGTTGCTGCTTAATCACAAGTTTAATTCTGTCGGTTAGTATCTTTTCTCTCTTATCGCCAATGTCTACAATTACTGACCTATAAAAATCATCTATAGGCTTTTCACGCATCCATGCTTGTTCTTTCAAAGTTGCCATCCTAGTACTTCTCCCTTTTAATCCTTGGCTAAATCTCTCCGGCGTATCTCAGCCTTCAATTCTTTCCATAGCTGATAGCGCTCGCGTAAATTAAAGCCTCTCATCGACGCTTTCTTGTGACTCTCACTTCTAAAGAACAAAAAGCCATTAGCAACCCACAACTTTCTGCCGTCTTTATGAGAAGCGGTATAGTCATTTATTGACCAGTCTTTGAAAAAGCCATCAAACTTGCTCATTCCTGTGTCTCCTCTATCTCTAGTTGTAGTTGGCCTGAGTAGTGGACTGCTAGTCTGCCTGCTAAGGTTCTACTGAGTTCTGCTTCTTGTTCGTGGTAGTCTGCTTGGGAAGTGTGGTAGTCGATGAGCCTTGGTACTAAGTTGATTACTTTTTCAGTCATAGCTAGTCTTTCAATATTAGGTAATATAAGCTGACGTTTAAGAGTAATAGGATAGATATCAACAGCCAATAGCGTACTGGATGGTTTATTCTGTATGGTGGCTTACTCATCACTCTTGAGTCCCCTCTCTACACGCCTTTAGTAATGGTTTGTCGTCCATAAGCGTTCTTGCGACCCTCTAATTGCATTTGATTGACTGTGGAAGCCTCTGTGGTAACTGTTGTGGTGGTTCTTTGAATAAGCTGGTGTATTTCCTCTACTGAACCAGTGACGACTATTCCGTTAATTACTGCTGTTGCCATCTTCTTCTCCTGTTCTATAGAACTGAATACTTGCTGGGGTTATCTCTACTTCTTCTGCTTGTGGGAGTAGAAGTCGTAGTGCTTCACTCATGAGTTCTTTAATATTGGGTTTGGTGTAGATACGTTCGGTCATGATGGTTCCTTTGCGGATTTGTGAATGCCATTAATGCTGCCCGGGCCTTGCGTAACCAAGTCGGTAACCTTATCATGGCTTTCAGCGTCCTCTGAGTAGAGAATTAGTCGGTCGTTGGCTATATAGCGTCGTATCTTGCGTCCCTCTAACTCCTCTACAACCACGCTTAACTTGCAGCCACCTGTGTTCAGATACCTACCCATGCCCCTGATTGCGCCCGCTGGTAAGAATAGGGTATCGACTTGGTTGCCACTGACTTGAGCTGTCTCTGATTTACTTGAATCCGCCATAATTACACCTTCAACACATCCATATACATAAGAATGAATATCGTTATTCCTGAGTAGGCTATAAACTTAACTGCTTCCCATTTGAGTACTTCTAAAACTTCCATATCTTCCCTTTGCGTGGATATTCGTACTTAAGCTTGTACGTCTGTAGACTTACGGCGGCTAACCCGACCACCTTTTGCTCCGGCGAGCCTGGCTCGTTCTCGGTTGAGCGCAAAGCCTTTCGGGACTTTAGCTGCACCACCTTTAGCGCCAATCTTTGCATAGTAGTCATGACCGTATTTCTCCTTGTTAGTTTCTGCTGCCTGTAATCCTGCTTGTTTATTCCCTGCCATGTTAAGCTCCTAAATAGTTATCAATCTTAGTAATTGCGTCCTCGTATCCAACTGCAAAGTCTGCCTTATAGCCTTGACTCTCCAGCGCTTTCAGTACCATTGCTTGCTCGATGTGGTGCGGATTAGCGCGTAACATGCCGTCCTTCTTGTAGATCGCTGTGCCTTCCTTCTTGAGTTCTAGGAATAGGCCGCAGTAGCCGCCTTGCAATGCGCCGCTGAAACTTATTAAGTCTCCAGTTTTTGCTGACACTGGTTTAGCAATGAACATATCAGGCCAGGCTCGCTTATTTAAGCGGCCGTATAGATTCCTTGCCTTATGGCTTGGTGTCCATACGCCACCGAGATCGAAGCGATACAGTACATTTGGATATTTAAGGTTCATATATCGTGCTATTTGCTCGTAGAGGTCGTTTTCAGTCACGACTGTTGACCTCGAAGCGATAGTTCAGTGTGTACCAGCGGAGGCTTCTGTTCGGTTTACGGAACATGTTCCCCCTGTCTCGTTCTTCGCTAATGTCGTATCCGTCGTTTCTGATCTCGTGGATACGAGCGCCGTAGCGTGGTGTTATCTTGCTGAGTTCAAAGTTAGAAACCTTGTCGGTTGTCTGTAGTTTGCGGAGTATTTGTTTATAGTGAGTCTCTTTGACTGCTTGCATCTTTTTACCCTCGATTTAAGTTATCGCCAGACACTTTTGAAGCACTTTTTGCAGGCTGGTTTGCGGTGTGACTTGCACTCCCGAACACCTGCAACTGCGTTTGTTCTCATAATTCCCCCTTAGTTGTACTGTGGTATTTCCTCAGTGTTGATTCCATCGGCGCGGAGAGCACGTTCAATGCTTTTCCACTCCTCGTCTTGTATGACGTTGTGTGAGACATTCTTAGGTACACTGGCGGCCGGTTGCGGTTCCGGCTCTTTAATCTCTTGAGTCCTTAAGCCATGTGAGGGCTGAGAACCAGTGTTAAAATCCACTTTGTCTAAATCGGGACGATTGTCTTTAACTCGATCTACCATTGCGTAGAGCGTCTTCGCATAGCTCTCAACGTCCCACCCGCTCTTAGGGGCGTTACCGCTCGCCAGGTAGTGAACCGCTTGTCCAATCGCCCACTGAGCGCGGATAGCGTTATCGTCGCGTGGTTGCCATTCTTTCTGTTCCTTCTTCGGAACAATGCTGGCTTGCTTGGGTTGTTCTTCAGGGTCTTTCCGCTTGTGAAAACGACGGTACGGATTCCCATTTTTATAGGTTTCGTCTTTAATCTCACCGTAATATGACTTCCCCACTTCGATGCGTTCAGTGGTTTCAGGTTTCATCACCCACTTTGTAGGCTCAGATATCCCTTCCCATGCAGCATCACACCAAACGTTGCCTTGGAAATCTTTAAAATCGCTTGCCTTAAAGCTCTTAAGTACATATTCTTGTGCCATGTCAGTCCTCCTAAACGAACGTTACGTCTTTCGCTAATACTTCAACTTTGGTAACGGATACACCGTCCTTGTCGTACTTGCGGGTTTGTAGTCGGCCTTCAATAACGACCCGGCTACCTTTCTTCAGTAGATTTGCGATAGTTTCTGCTAAGTTGCCGAAACATACGCAGTCGATGTAGTCAGTGGCTTCTCTGAACTCACCACTGGCGTCTTTGTAGTTGCGATTCAGGGCCACGGAAAATGAAGTCACTGCTTGGCCTGAACTACTTTGGCGGAGTTCGGGATCACGAGTTAAGTTACCCATCAAGATAACTTGATTGATCGCTCGACTCATTACTTAATCTCCGCAGGCTTGTTAATTAGCCACTTACCGAGCACGACTGCTGTTAGGCCAACCATGACCGCGACAGAAGCGATTACGAGCCGGTAGAGAAACCCATTCAAGTGAGCCATCTGTGCATACTTGTATGCTGAGAGTTCACAGGTAATAAATGATGTTCCTAGTACGATTACTGAGAGGTTGTATAAAGCAACCTGAACTTTCTTCTTCGTGTCCACTGTTGCTTGCTTAATTTCTTTCGTCATTTCATGCTCCTAGAAAGGCTTGTTATCAAGACCTTCTGCTATTAGTTCTGTTGCTGTTGCGTTCGGGCGTCGTACCAGAACGATCAAGTCGTACTGCGGGCCGTCTTCTGGCTGAATGTCGTACTCTTGAGTAACGACGATCTTGCGTATACCGAGAGCATCACCGAGTTTGTCGTTCAGTGGCTCTATCTGAGTCTTAAAATCCTGTAACATAATTTCCCCTTATCCCGCCGATGGACTGATTAGAGCGGATGGCTTACCGTTTCGCGTGATTATTAGTAGCATCCCCTCCGCTCAAGCCAGCCCACTGGCGTAGTGTGGTGAGGGAGTCTCGCACACTCCCCCACCGTGTAAAGCGCATGGTGCTAGCAGCAAGCGATGCCCGTCCATGCTAGCGAGTCGTCATCCTTCTCTTACTACCAGCACTACTGCGCTTTACATTTAGAATCGGCTACCACCAACGTTGAGCAACCCAAGTGCTGTATGCGCCCCACCAAGACCCGTATCGGGTCGTAGCATATTGCGTACACCATTTCAGTTGCGTCACAGGGTTCGTCTGCCAGTCATCACCTGCTGCTGCCATTTTGTAGGCTGGAAGGCTTTGACAAAGCCCGTATGCTCCAGTCGTCGGCTCAGATGCGTATAACCGCCAGGACGATTCATGAGAGATAATGTACTCAACGGCCGGGAAGTCGCTTGAAGCGATCCCTGCTTGAGTCATCAAGTCTTCATGAGAACCTGTAACGTAGGTTGGTTGTGGAGGCTGCACTGGCTGTTGTGCTGGTTGAGCTTCAGCTTGCGCTTTTGGCTCTGGCGTCTCAGTTGCCGCAACCTTCACCTGCGGTGTTTTCACCGCTACCGATTCTGCTTTTTTAA